TATCCTTGAGTCTACTGCTAATGGTGCTACAGGTGCTTTCTATAGAATGTGGAAGACTGCTGAGAGAGGTGAGAACGACTATGTTCCTATCTTCCTCCCGTGGTTTATGACTAAAGAATACACTATGGAACCTCCTGAGAACTTCATTAGGTCTAAAGAAGAAGATTCACTTGTTGAGTTATATGACTTAACAGATGGTCAACTCTTCTGGAGACGTATGAAGATTGGTGAGGGTGGTGAGTCTAAGTTTAGACAAGAGTACCCTTCAACAGCTGATGAGGCATTTGTAGTCTCAGGTAAGAATGTATTTGATGTAGATAAGCTAGATAAACTAGAGCTTAAACCTGCAGAGTCTATAAGAGATTTAGATTATAAGATGCATACTTGGGAAGAACAAAGAGAGGGTTCCTTAGAGATATGGCAACCACCAGGGTTTGAAGAGAGGTTTATCATAGGTGCTGATGTAGCACTAGGTGTTGGAGGAGATTACTCCACAGCAGTAGTAATGAACTCTAAGAGAGAAGTGGTAGCTCTATATAGAAACAACAGAGTAGACCCTTCTAGATTTGGTGAGGATTTATTCTACTTAGGTAGGTATTATAATAATGCCTTACTTGCTGTAGAATCTAACACTATTGGTATTTCAACTCTACAGAAATTAAAAGATATGAACTATGTGAATTTATACCATCAGACTAAGATTGGTAATATTAGTAATGAAGAAGGTATCAGATTAGGTTTTAGGACTACATCTGCATCTAAACCTGCTATTATTGGTAACCTTAAGAACTGGATAGATTCTGATGATATTGCTATTTGGTCCCAGAAGATAGTTAGTGAGCTAAGAGATTATATTGCTGACGATAAAGGACATACTAATGCAGCCTCTGGAAGCTATGATGATACAGTAATGGCTCTTGCTATTGCTGCTGAGGTCTATAGGACCCATAGTGATAAATTATCAACAACAAGGGTAGGTTTTAAAGATACTTTCTTACCTATTCAAGAACTAAATTGGATTTAATTATGACAGAAAAAATACAAAAGGTCAGTGATGAAGAAGTAACTTCTATTATTAATGACTCTATCAATAAGTCAGTAGGAAGTTTTGCTTCAGGTAGTGACTTATCGGAGCAGAGAGAAGAGGCTATAAATTACTACACCCAGCAACCGAAGGGTAAGTTATCACCTAATGGTGTTTCTAGAGTAGTTACTTCTGATACAATGGAGATTATTGACAGTTACTTAGCTGTTATATCAGAGCTTATGCTTTCTAATCAAAAGATTGCTAAGTTTAACCCAGCTAACCCTAGAGAGTCTGTTGCTGCTTCTATTGCAAGTACTATTACTAATGATTGTATCTTTACTAAGAACAATGGTTGGGTGGATTTAAACACTTGGATTAAAGCGGCACTTCTATTTAAGAATGCTGTCATTAGATGGCGTTGGGATGAGGCTGAAGAGTTTAAGGTTGAAGAATACGAGAATGTAACTGCTGAAGAAGTAGATGCTATTCTTATGGATGATGATGTAGAAGTAATTGAAATGTTTACCTCTAGTGAGATGGTTGATGGTATTGAAGTAGATTTCTATGAGTCTTTAAAAGTAAGACGTACTGTTGATACATCTAAGATTGCATTAGATAATATTCCACCAGAGAGTTTTATGATTAGTAGAGGTGCTACCACTATTGATGATGCCTCTTTTGTAGGTATCCAGACTGAGACTTCTTTATCTGATTTAAGAACACAAGGTTTCAAAGTAGATGCGTCTATTATTGAATCTGCTGACTCTGATAGAATCACTAATACTGAAGAAGACTTTAATAGACAATCAGTAAATGGTATTTGGGAAAGATGGGAAGATGACGTTATGGGTGAGGCTAACCGAGAGGTAGTCGTAAACGAATGTTGGTTAAAGATTGATAGAGATGGTGATGGTATTGCTGAGTTAAAGCATTTCATTATTGTAGGTGAGAATATTCTTTTAGAAGAGTATGCTGACTCTGTACCATTAGCTTCAATCAACCCTATTGAAATCCCTTACGCATTTCACGGTCTATCTATTGCAGACGCTACACGTTCTGCAACTGAAGTGAAGACCGCTATTACTAGAGGAATGATTGAGAATGTCTATTTGACAAACTACGGTCGTATCCTTGCTGACCCTAATATTGTAGACTTTAGAGCATTACAAAGCCCTGAGCCACACCAGATTGTACCTACTATAGGTAGTCCAGTTGCGGCAGTACAGGCTATGAACCCTAATAACCTATCACCTTCTACGTTCTCTCTTCTTGAGTATATGAACAATGAGAAGGAGATGGCTACAGGTATGACCAGGGCAGCCCAAGGTGTTAACGAGAAACTATTTGATTCTGGTAACTCCGCTGGTAAGATTGCAATGGTTGAACAAGCTTCGCAAAAGCGTATATCGTATGTGGCGAGACGCTTTGCTGAGACAGGTTTTAAAGACCTGTGTCGTGGTGTATATGACCTTATTTTAGAGAATAAGGAGAGTGTCTTAAAGGATTATTCTTATTTTAATATTAGTCCAAAAGACCTTATACCCCTTTCAGGGTTGACAGTGGATATCGATGTTGGTGCAAATAGTGCTGCTAATACTCAAGAGAATATGAGTATATTAGCTTCACAAGTTATGCCAATGCTATACGCAAACCCTGAAACAAAATCAATCATCAACCCACAAGGTCCATTCAACATCGCAAGACAAACAATGGAATCTATGGGTATTGATAATTGGGCAGACTTTATTGTAGACCCTGCCACAGAAGAGGGGCAACAATTAGCCCAGCAAGTTGCACAACAACAAGAGCAAGCTAAGAAGGAAGCATCTAAAGAAGGTGAGATGGAGCAACAGAAGCTTATTTTGACTCTGCAGAAACAAATGGCAGATATTCAGAAGAAGCAGGCTGATATAGCTCTTGACCAAGCTAAGTTTGACCACCAGGTTGCTAAAGATAAAGCAGAGATTGCTTTAGAAGTACAAACTGGTCGTAGTACTAAGATTGGTTAATTTATATAATGGAGGATATAAATGGATGATGTAGAACTTGGACAACAAGTAAAAGTTATCTTAGATAATAAAGCTTTCGATATTACTTTTGATAAAGTAAGAGAGCATTATAAGACAGCGTGGTCTAATACAGACCCAAGACAGTCAGATTTGAGAGAAACACTTTATAATACAAGTGTAGCTCTTGAAGATGTATATAGGCAATTTAAAGCACTAGCAATCGCTGGTGATAATGCCGCATTCAAAAAAGAGACGGAGGAATCAAATGGATGATATTTTAAATAAGTTAGATATTGAAGAAGAGCAGATTTTTCGTGAGATTAGAAGTTCACGAGGTTCTGTAATTGTTCGACAGTTGGTAGAACAACTTAACGCCCTACAATTAGTTAAAGAAAGATTGGTGGGTACTAAAAAAGTAGTTAACACTACTAAAAATAAATAATCTTGGAGGATTATAATGAGCAATAACGATACTACCTTGGACAACCAAGATGTGGATGTTAATGTTTCTGAAGAAGAAATGTTTGACACCCTTGCAGATGGTTTTTTTGAAGAAGAAGACCTACCTGAACAAGTAGATGAAGAAAACACAGTGGATGAGGCAGCGGAAGAAAATGATGAAGAAGCCGAGGCATCAGAGACTGATGAACTAGAGAGTGATGATGAAGAAGATGACGAGTCTGAAGAAGAAGGCGGTGAAGACCTACCTGAAGACGCAGACTTAGAAGAGTTAGATATGGAGTACCTTGTACCTATCAAGATTGATGGGGAAGAGGGTGAAGTCTCTATTGAAGAACTTATTCGTGGTTATCAAACTGCTCAACACGCTAATAAAAAATCCATCGAAGCTAGTGAACAGATTAAAAGTGCACAAGCGCAATTAGAAGGAGCAACAAAGCTTAAGGAGCAAAATGCCGAATTGTTAAAGAATCAAGTAAACTCTGATGAACAACAGTTGGCAGCATACGATAGAAAAATCAACCAGTTAATAGCTGATGATGATATGTATGACCTCCCTAGATGGCAAGAAGCTAGACG